ATTTTACATACAACCAATACTCTGCATCCAACCTACCAGATAGTTTTGATAGTAAGATCGTAATTCTTTCTCTTACAGCGGAAGGCTTCAATAATCCGGTTGCTACTAGTCACGGCGAAATGTTACCGAACATGGTAATTGCAACAGAGCTCTCCTCAATACTAAACCAGTTATCTGTTACGCGTAATAGTGAAGCTGATCTTTACGAGATTGCATTAGTTATTATAGCAGGTGTTGTAATGATCGCACTAGCGTTAGCTGTAAGAATAGCCATTGGTGGTATAGTAGCTGCAGCTATTACAGGGGGGTTAGTTTACGTATCCCTATACATGCGCGCCGAGCATATGCTTCTTTATGATGCATCGTATCCCGTTGCAGCGCTCTTGGTAGTATTTGGTACAGCGGCATTCTCTAGAGCTCTAGAAGAGTTTAAACTTAAGCAGCAAATTAAGAAGCAGTTTGGTACGTACCTATCTCCCGCCATGGTTGAGAAGCTACAGAAGAATCCCGATCTTCTTAAATTAGGAGGTGAGACGAGAGAGCTCTCTATTATGTTTACTGATGTAAGGGGCTTTACTGCTATTAGTGAGCATTACGGAGCTGACGTCCAGGGTCTAACCAAAATTATGAATAGATATATGACTGCTATGACAGCAAAAATACTTGATAATAATGGTACCCTAGACAAGTATATCGGTGATGCGCAGATGGCCTTCTGGAACGCGCCTCTAGATGATAAAGACCATGCTATTAACGCGGTAAGAACAGCACTTGCAATGCTTAAAGATTTAGAAAGGTTCAACAATGAAATTACTGCAGAAGGTATTCCTGCTTTTGGGATGGGCTTGGGCATTAACACTGGCTCTGTTGTTGTTGGCAACATGGGTAGTACTCAGCGCTTCGATTATACCTGTCTTGGAGATAATGTTAATCTTGCTGCTAGACTTGAAGGACAGTCTAAACCTTATGGAGTTCGACTCGTCATCGGGCAGAACACTAACGAGTTTGTAAAGGATAAGTTCTTTACTGTTGAGTTAGACTACATTGCAGTAAAAGGTAAGAAAGACGGTATTAAGATTTACACTGTCATTGAAACTCGTGAAGAGCTACAAAGCAAGCTCTTCACGGAACGCGAACTACACAATAAGATGATGAGTTACTACAGGAGCAGATCCTGGGATCAAGCTATTGCTATGTGTAAGACCCTTACTTCTTCTTTTGGGGGGCAGATGAAAGATTACTATCAGATGTGGATTGAGCGTTGCCAGGAGCTGAAGCAGAACGATCCTGGTCCATCTTGGGATACTGTGTATCGGGCGACCTCAAAATAGCGTTCATTTCATATTTTTCTCTTAGCATTAGAACGATGTTAATCTTCTGATTAAGACGAATAAGATCATTGTCGAGCATTCGAATTCTGTCGATTAGATCGATAAGAACCTTATTTGCTTCTGATAAAACAGGTTTGATTTCAGTAGTAACCCAGCCCCAGACATAGTAAATAAAATATCCCATCCCGCCCGCAGCAACTATGGGAAAGCCATACTTGTTAATTAGTTCTACTACGCTCATTAGTCTTTCCTCGCGTCATTTTTACCATCAGCTCTTGCGATTCTTTCTAGGTCAGGCTTAACCTGAAGAGCTGTACTCATAAGCGCGTCAATTCTGATGATATCGTGATTCATAGTCTTCACGCGATTATCAAGAGCAATAATTATACCGCTCATACTCTTGACCGAACTGGTAACGCCAGCTAGAATAAATTTTAGAGTTAGAAACACAAAGTAGGCTGCTGCAATAGCCGCGGCTATTGGAAACCCTACCTCTGCTACTATTTTGAAAAAATCCGGACCCATACTAATCTCCAAGTCTCTTAGCATGCTATTTATAAACTAAAAAGGGAGTCGGACTAGCCAACTCCCTTTTGCATGGACTGTAGGAACCCCACCTGCCTTTTAAAGGCGACACAGTCACTTCCGGGCACAACCGTGCACTTGCCTCTTGACACCTTATGGTGCAAACATGCTGGATATATTTATAATGTCTTACCCTTCGGTAAGAATAAATCTTGGTGTAAATCCGTCAAAACCTGCCCCTAAATTTAACTTAGAGACAATTTGAATAGCTTCTTTCTTACTATCAAGAAGCATAATAAGTTGATCTGTTTGCACTTCTTTGATAAAGAAGTCTTGTCCTTCTTGAACTACTTTATATTTTACCATTAGAAATTAAACCCTCCGACGTTTTTACGCTTCTTCTTAACGCGGCCGAGTTCTACCTCTTCACGGTTACGTTCACCAAAATTAGTACTATCCATAACAGGGCCGTCCAGAATATCTATCTGACTATGCTGTTCGGTATCATAGAATTTCATTTTAGGTCTATCTACACCTACCACGAATCTCTTATCAACATTAGGATCACTATATCTATTCTTTAACTGCTTTACCATTACTTGATTAAGAGTTGCAAGCTCTTCAGTAGTAATTAGCGCAAACATAAAGTCAGCAGTTGCGGGTAGACCAAACGATTCAGAGGTATCTTCAAGACCAAGATCTGTATTAGTATAGCCACTACGAGTAGTCTGAGTAGCACTTACAATAGGTAGTTTATACTCTACAGCAAGACCTCTAAGCTCTTCCGCGATAGCCTTAATGTAAGTATATGAATTAACACTAGCACCAAGCTTAAGTCTAGAGCTCATACAAATATTAAGATAGTCGATATAGATGATATCAGAAACAAAGTTTTTCTTGATCTTAAGATCTTCAATAAGAGTTCTAAAGTGAACACTACCTGCAGACGCGGTAGGATATTCTTTGATAATAAGCTTACCTGAAGTCTTATCTTTAACTCTACCAACCTTTTTAAGGTATACGTCCTTAGGTAGAATAGCTAACTCTTCAGTAGTTACGTTAAGAAGATTAGCATCGATTCGTTCTGCAATCTTCTCTTCAGCCATCTCCATAGTAATATAGAGTACGTTATGACCCTGCATTAAGTTAGTAGCAGCACAGTGACACATGAACATAGTCTTACCTACGCCAGTACCAGCAAGAATAATATTCAACGACTTCTGTGACAGCCCACCCCTAGTAATCTTATTAAAGTACTCAAGATCAAAAGCGATCTTATTTTCTTTTAGATGATAAAAATCATATCGAGCTTCACTATCATCCAAGAAGTTATGACCAATACTACTATCAAAACTTACCGCGAGAGCGTCAGTAAGAATTCCTGGGATAGCGTTCTTACTAAACTTACTATCCTTACCATCTACAATCTGAATAGACTGATAGAGAGCGTTTACAACTGCCCTATCCTTACAGTAACTTTCAGTCTTCTCCACTAACCAATCTAGATTTTCATTAACAGGTGCTAGTCTATCTACTACATTAGTAATCTCTTTATAGCGATTTTCACTTACACCAGTCTTAGCATCAAGCTCAACTTTAATAGCCTCTTTTGTAGGTTGCGTATTATACTTCTTAAGAAACTCATCTACAACTTCATATACGTCCTTAACGGCAGAGTCTTGAAAGTACTCTGCCTTAAGAAACGGAATTACTTTTCTAGCATAGTCTTCGTTATATACTAGACTAGAAAGAATTAAATCTTCTCTCACTCACTTACCTCGTCTTTATCCATGATACTGCCCATTGTAAGAGTATACTTTCTTTCGATGAAAGAAGCCAGGTCTGTTTCTTTTAGTAGCTTAGTCCAGAACTCAGAATTATCGATAAAGTCACCTGCACGCATATTAGAGCCTAACTCACCAGTGGTCTTATTTGCAACAGCGTACCAACCATTCTTCGGCTTAACGATATAACCACCTTCCATAGCTAGATCGAGAAGTCCAGACCACTTATTGATACCGTTTTCATACGTTAGAGTAATAGGAATCTTAGACTTTTCTTTTACGTATCGTGACTTCTCAACATTAATAACAAAGTGATAACCTGCAATCTCTCCATCTTCCTTTTCTTGCTGACGGCCGATAATCCAGATATTATCAGCGCCATAATAAGACCCAGTACCGCCTCCCACAACATCCTTAGGAAACATACCAATTTCCTTATAGGTATGATTAATAACAATCATAGGAATATCTTTGAGAGTCAACTTAGCAGTTACGATACGGAAAAGTGACTTTAAAGCTTTCGCTCGAGACATGTCAGCGACAGTCTTACCCTCGATAGCATCATCAGTTTCTTTCTTAGACGCCAGATTACCGATAGAGTCAATAACAATAATAACCTTATCGGTTCGTTCTAGATTCTGAATCTGAACTGAGATATCATGCTTTAATTCTTCAATATCAGTTACAGGAGTATGAACGACCCGATCAAGATTGATACCAAACGTCTCAAAGTACTTCTGAGGAGTTCCAAACTCAGAGTCATAAAATAGTATAATAGCATCAGAGTACTTCTTTAGATACGAAGATGCTAGTAGTAGTGCATAACCAGTCTTAAAATGCTTGGAAGGCCCAGCAAGCATAGTCACGCCAGGCGTAAGGCCTCCATCAATACGACCAGATAACGCAACGTTAATCATCGGTACAGGGGTAGGAATCATATCCTTAGCCTTATACAGTGCACTATCCGCTAACATGGAAGTTAGCTTTACAGTAGAGTTCTTAAGTAGCTTCTCTTTTAACGACATCATAATCTCCTAAAAAAACGCGTCAAGTGTTGCTTTTTGTTCTGTTTTCCATCCTATCTTATCTAGGATGGAACTAATCGGTTCTAGAAAACTCTTTTCAAACTGCTTACTATAATCTAGGTATTTGTCCAATCCGAACTCAGGTGGTAGCCCTCCCGTAGAAGCAATAACAGTATCTTGAATTGGATTCGGTAGCTTAAGATAACAGAACTTAATTTTTTCACCCTCTCCGATCTCCGGGTATTGAGTTAAGTTTAGTTTCTTAATCATACTATTATACAGTAGTGAACCTTTTACATGAATAGGAGTAGCTTTCTTATAAACCGTAGTCTTATCACTCCACTTATCCATTTCCTTACAGCCTCGAGGAAATGCAATGTCCTCGAATGACATATTTTCAAACTTCTCACGGAAGTTATCGATATGCTTAATTACAGTCCTTTCATCAGTAGACATTACTAGCTTAAGAGTATCCTTAATCATTTCACGGCAAGCAGAAGGAGTAGAGGTCTTTACCGCTTCAATCCCCATCATCTTAAGCTTAGGTTCCTTATAACGAACACCTTCGCTATCCCAGACGTTCATAATATAGCGTTTCTTCGCGACCCAGATGGCCTTATCGGCTAAGTTCTCGCGCTTCATCTTCATCTTTTGAGAATATGCATTAGCATAAGTCGCCAACTCATCAAATGCCATTTCGATAAGAGGTTCAATCTTCTCCTGGCATATCTTATCCATAAAATTAATAATATCAGAAGTATTCTTCTGCTGTTCTCGTGTAAATACTTGATTTACAAGAGGACCCAGTTTGAGATAATTACTATCAGTATCTACCGCAATAATATAATCAGTCTTATCAGTCTTAAGAACCTTACTCATATACTTGTTAAGTGTATTCTCAATCCAGCGAATAGAAAGTTGACCAGACATAGTAATAGCTTCAGCTAGGGTATCATCATAATACCTAAACCCAGCATTTGACAAAGCACCATAGCCCGAGTTCAGAATAATCTTACGAGCCATCTGATTGTTATTATACTGAGCAACCAAGGCTTCATACTTCTTCTTAAGCTCAGCCTTGGATACCCCAGGTTCAGTATATTGACCGCTCTCTACCTTCTCTAACGTCTTCTTAGCTTGGATCATCTTATCCTTATACAGCACTCGTTCATCATAAAGAGTGCTCATAAGCTTCGGAAGAAAGCCCTGTCTATCGCGATCAAACAAAGCACCATTAGCCGTTACAGTAAGATTATTACTCTTAAGATTCTCAATAATATTGCTATAATACCCGTCGAGAGCATCTTCGATAGTAAAAGTCTTTTTCACCTTACCCGCAAGAGTTTCAGGGCTGATATTATACTGAATAATAAGCATCGGGTATAGGGAGTTAACGTCGAAAGACGCTACCCATTCATGCATGCCAACAAGAGGGTCCTTGACGTAAGCGCCGGTAATCTGCTCTTCCTTCTCAGCGAACTTATTCTGAGGTACTACAATATTCTGCTTCAGTAGGTAATTATGAATAATAATATCCCACATACGAACAGTAGTAAAGGTATCGGGATAGTTA